AGAGCTGCGCAGCAGTCGCATCCTTTTGCGGCAGTTGAACGCGGAATACAAGCGGTTTTCGGCTGCGGCCGGGCTGCGCACCGCGCCGGAGCGGCTGCGGGCGGCTGGGCTGGGCCGGGCGCTGAAGGCAAACGGCACGCTGGAAATGCCGCGTCCTGCAGGTACGCTCACAGGCAGCGGCGGTAAGCTGGATGTGGAAGAAGCCCGGAAAAACTATTCTGCGTATCTTGACACCTTGACGGACGCACCGGAAAAGAATATGGTATGGTTAAGACATTTTACGGAAAAAAGTCCGACCGGATACGAAGAAGATCCCACACTGGCCGCCCCGTTTGCATATTCGGCAAAAAAAGATAAAATTTTGTACAACCCGAATGCCCCCGGCTTTGCGGAAATGGATTTCGATTTTGCCAACACTCATGAAAACGCACACCGCGCGGACGTGATGCATATGAGGTCATACAGAAGCGAAGGCTTTAAGCGTGCCGTCCAGCTTGCGGGCGAAAGGGTTTTGAAAAACATGGAGGGCTATCAACGTGTGGCACAAAGTGTACGCAGTAAATCGTTGAAGGATGTGTTCAGCGCATTGAGCGCGGGAAAACTGTATACACAGTTTGGTCATTCAGTCGAATACTGGGAAAGAAACCCGTCCTTTACATTCACGGAGATTTTTGCTGAATTGTTTACTATGGAAACGCAAGGCGATGCGGATCTGTACTTTGTGAAAACACTTTTCCCAGAGCTGTGGGATGAATATCAGAGACTGTTTTAGGAGGGATTTCTGATGTCTTTGCCTTTTGTACCGGGCATTGCTGAACGTATGGAAGAATTGGGATATGACCAGCTGCTTCGGGCGTATGAGGATAAATACGGAAAGAAGTATCCGCCGTTCCGCATGGAGATACACAAGGAAGGTGGTCTCGCCTACATGGAAGAGCTGCGCGCACAATTCCCCGGTGAAAATCTGGATGAGCTCATTGAACGATACACCGACCACAGGAGCGAGGAAGAAAAGCGCGCGGAGCTGGATGCTCTGGTGGATGAGCTGGTGCGCCGGCAAAACCGGCACGCGCCCTGACCTGCGTTTAAACGTCCGTTTAAGCGCCTTTAAATGATAGCTGAAGGACCCCTTCACGGGGGTCCTTTTGTTATGCACAAATATATTGTATTTAAAAAGGAAGGAGACTGAAACATGGCACTGGAATTTGCCAAAGAGCTGCTGGGTGACGCCTACACCGGGGAGCTGGAAGAAAAGCTGGAGGCAAAAATCAACGAGCTGTACGCTCCAAAGGCGGACCTGGACGCAGCTTCGGCACGTGCCGACGGCCTGCAGGAGCAGCTGGGCGCCGCCAACGAGGCCATCGGCAAGTTTGAAGGGCTGGACGCGGAGCAGGTAAAGGCGCAGATTGCGGACTACAAGCAGCGCGCGGAGGCGGCGGAAAAGGACCGGGATGAAAAGCTGGCGGCCGCTGCATTCGATGCGAAGATCGACAAGGCCCTGTCTGACGCGAAAGCGCATAACCCGAAGCTGGCGCGCGGCGCGCTGGACCTTGACGCTCTGCGCGCCAGCAAGAACCAGGATGCGGACATCGCGGCAGCCGTTGCGGCGGTACAGAAAAGCGACGCATACCTGTTCGGCCCGGCGGCAGCGGAACCCGCGCCCGCATCCGGCACCGGGACCTCCGCTGTGCCGGGCGCGGCGAAATATACCGCCGACGAGATCGTCATGCGCAAGGCTGCGGATCTGCCCG